GGCCCCAACCCCCACCTGTCTCATAGTAAGCTGATACATTGACTTCCCAGTCCATCTTAGTAGTGGAACGTTCTTAGTTGATGATTTGGTATCTATGTCGTAATTGATTTAAATGACCGCATGAAAGTATGTATATATCTTTTAAAAATTCTATCTTTCTTTAGTTTAGTTTTTCTTTGTATATATTTTTACGTTTGGTTTTTCAAAGCACTATAGAAACCTGAACAGAAACCATCATTTAATTTAGTGCAACCGATATTTAGTATCGAGTAGGCTTTTCGTCACTTATTAACTTTATTCACCTACTGCGGTAGGATAAGTTACTAGTACGATCTGTCGTTTCATTATGGATACATCCGTAATTAGTTGTAAGAACTCTAAAACTTACAAAACCCCGTACAATGTCGAGAAGAACTTTGCACCTTGTACTGTGCCTAATCAAGGCACGACAGCGACTACCAAGCTGTATAATGCACGTCAGTCAAAACAACAGATTGCTTATAAATTGAAGGAATCTCAAGCTAGAAGTTTGCAGGCTAATGCAAATTTTAAAGCACAAGAAACATTTGTTGCTCCAGCAAAGGCTGTTGAGAAGCAAGCGAAGCGCGCGAATTTTCAACGTCGCGTTGCTCAACGTGATGAGCGTTTTGAAAAATATGTTGCTGTGCCTAAGAATTTGTCACCATGGCTTAATCTCAGTTTACATTTGGATCTCACTTTGCCGCAACGTCTTGCGAAGTATAATGAGAAACATAAATGCATTCATGGTCGTCGTCATACTGCGTTTATTACTCATTATAGTGTTTTGAAGGCAACGCCTGGTTCATCTAAGGCTGCTATGCAAACACTTGTTGATGCTCCGATTCGTCGTCTTGTTGGTGATAATGTTATTCAATCATCGACTCTTGTTAATATGAATCGTAGAGCTGTCTATCTTGAGCCAACTTGTTATTGCGTTACTGAGAAGAAAAGTGCTCTGACCAAACAACATCATTGTGGTCATTGTACTAATCCGACACTTGATGCATTGCATGATTCGACTTTTCCTGGCGATATTTTGAATTGTCGATTTTGTGGTTATAATTGGTACAGAATATTTAGTACCTGGCAGCGAGGCCGACCACAAGGTCTCACTGTGATTCGTCCAAAACCCGAGCCTCAGATTAGTCTTCCATCTACCGAGAAGACTTGGGGTGAGGTACCTAAGCAGAAGATTTTAGCGACTTTTGATAGTTCGGAATGGCCAACTCTCGTAGATCATGAGAGTGGTGTTTTGGATTCGATTAAGTCTGTCTGGGACAGTATTTCAGCCACATTGACGAATTTTGTTGATTGGGTTGAGGGTGCTATTTTTGATGCTGCTGCTAGAATCGCTTGGATTCGCATCAAGTCACATTTTGTAGAAATTCAGAAATCCCTTGGTCGTTTCTTTGCCAGTGCAACACTTACACGTATGCACCAGTTTTGGCGTTTGCTTGTTACCGAGAGCGCTGCTGAAAGAGGCTTTTTGATTGCTGCTCTGGTTGAGGAAATTTTTCTCCCATCGAGCAGTTTTGTTAGCCTTATCTCTAGCTTCCTTGGTATCGCACCAATGTATTCGGCCCAGAATCTTAATGTGTTTACTCGTAAGGAATCTGGTGAAGGTATGTTCGATTGGTTGTTGAGCTTGTTTCCATCTGCTCCTGGCCTTTTGAATTTGTTGAAGCATTTTAATACCGTTATGTCGTCGTGGAAGAATTTGCATGAGCTCGTGAACAATTTTCTGGAATATTTGCCATCATTTATGAAGAAATTGTTTACGGTTACGGATCCGCGAAAGCGCTATGGAGTTGAATGCCACACATCTGGCAATCCTGTTTATGATATGCATCAGGCGTACCTTAATTTGTTGCAAGGCGAAAATTGCGCATCTGCGTTGGCTTACGAACAATTTGTCATTCTGTGGAAGCGTGCTGATGATTATATTGTGAAGGAATATCAGCCTAATGAGTTAGTTTATCGACTCAATAAGCATTTTATGACTAACGCACATTCTATCATGCGTCCATCCACGAGAGGTTCAAAACCTATTCCTTTCGTTGTTACACTTTATGGTCCACCTGGTTCAGGAAAATCGGCGTCGTGGCCAATTTTGCTTTCTGGAATTGTCCCTGGCAATTATGAGGACATTCGCGGTAAGTCGTATACTCGTAATCCCGTTTCTGACTATTTTGACGGTTATAATCCGGAAAAACATAAGATTTTTGTGTATGATGACTTTGGATCACAAGTTGACGATGAAGCTGCAAGTGAGCTTATGTCTATCGTCTCGAATGCTGATTATCTGCCTAATTATGCATCCTTGAATGATCCAGCTGTTGGAGTTAAAGGCACATCTTTTGACTCTGCGATTGTTGTTTTGTGTACAAATTTCAATGATTTTTCTCATTGTAAGCAGATTGCTGACAAGGTTGCTCTTAAGCGTCGTCTTGGAATTATTATTAGGTGGGATCGTCGATCAACGAACGATGCCATTCAGTATGAGGTTAGACGTGCTCAACCGGACGGAACACAAGAGCCGGTTGTTAAGAGTGATGGCACGTTTACATATACTGTGCCAGAATTGCAAGATCTGCTTATGCGAGAGTACGTTAGACATTTTGATGAACAGAATGCTACGCGCGATAAATTTAATAGATTTCTTTCGCGTAATCGACTTCAGACGGATTTTATGGAGCATTATAAGGAGGCTATGCCTGCGCGTACCGAGGTTATTCCGGTTACAGTTACGCATCAAGTTGGAGATCAAGTCGACTATGATAAGTCGTCGTTGATGTACATTAAGAACGGTACTGATGATGATGTGTTTATTCGTGAGGTTTACAAGGATAGCAAGAGGAAACGTAGATTCGGTTTTCATGCTATTGTTGATATTGTCTCTGGATTTGCTGAGCAACATACTCCAACAATGAAGGTTGTGCTGCTGTCCATTGCAGCTATATCTTCAGCACTCATGGTCGTTTATCTCGGCTTTAAGCTTGTTGGTCTTTGGATGCCTACGATTGCTGATGAGGAATCAGGTCAGAGTGCGACTGCAAAAGTTGCACGTCAACCAGTGTTTGCGCGTCCAGTGCGCACTGTTCCGGTGAAGCATGAACAAGGGGAGTATTCTGATAGTGCTATCATTGCTAAGATAACGAAGAATCAAGTTACCTTGGTTAATGATATGGCTCAATTTGTGAATGGAGTGTTTTTGTGTGGTCGAATATTGATCACTGTTAAACACTTCGTCCAAATTTCTAAAACTATTCAGATTGTTTCTTTTCGTGCCAATGATCCGGAACAGTTTACTGTTGATTTGGCTGATTGTCAGGTTGTTGAGTTTAAGGGCGCCGATCTTGCTCTTATTGCTCTTCCAGTTGGCATTAACCATTATGCTGATATACGTAAGTATATCTTGTCTTCTACTTTCAACAAGAAGACTACTGGTTATGCTGTTCGCACTTGGACTTCTTATCCTGAGAAGTTTTTGTGCGATGTTGAACCTGGCTCTCATGAGCTTGTAACAAACTTTCGTGGTGAGACACAGCGCTTCATTTGTGAGCTCAAGTATACTTTAGAGCACCGAAAAGGCGATTGTGGCAATATGCTGTTTGCGTATGCGGATGGAAATCTCAAGATCATTGGTATTCATACCGATGGAGCTATCAGTAGTGATGATTGTTATGCAGTGATGCTTAACAAAGATGAGATTGATATGTATGTTGCGCAGATTAATGTGTTGGCAAGAATACCTCTTGAAGATACTTTGAGGTATGAGAAAGTTTTGCATGAGGACGGAGTTGGTTTTAACAAGACCAATTTCGTGGCAGAGGTTGCTCAACATATAACCTCTTCTGGTGATACTAAGCTTAGACGATCTGAGCTTTTTGATGTAATTCATCCACATTCGACAAAGCCGGTACTTTTGCGTAGAACTCAAGGGAAAGATCCCATGGTGTTGGCTTTGAAGAAGTACGGTCTTTCGTGTACTCAATTTCCCATTCGGGAAACGGAGATGGCGATTGATAGTATTATTGAAGAGTTGATGCAACATAAACGAGAAGGAGATCTTGATCGTGAGTTGACTCTTCATGAGTGTTTGAATGGCATACCTGGTGTTGTTGAATCTGTTGATCTTAGTACGTCGTCTGGCTACCCGTATTCTTTGTTTTTGGACAAGAAGGGCGCTAAGCGACGTGTTATCGATGGTGAGCCTGGTGAACTAAGGCTCTCTGAATTTGCTCAACAACACTATGATCTGTGGTATGACATGTTACAACGTCTTGTTATACCAATGGAAATGTGGCTTGCTACTTTGAAGGATGAGAAGCGTAAGATTGAGAAGGTTGATTTGGGAAAGACGCGAGTCTTTTGTGCAGGAAGTTTAACATCGTTTATGCACAATAAGAGACTCTTTGGTGGTTTTTGCGCGTTCTTTAAGCGCATTAATGCCAATACTTTTTCGACCCTTGGAATGAATCGTGCATCTCTGGAATGGGATCGCATGATTAAGCGTTTTCTTGAAGTAGGTAGTAAGATTCTCGATGGTGATCAGGAACATTGGGACGGTAAGTTTAAGTCGTTTATTGCCATGCGCTGTCAGCGCATTTTTGATGCGTTTTACAACGACAAGCCTGGCACGTCGACTCATTTTCAGCGGTACATTTTGTTTTGCCATGCTGTGTTTGCGTTTATTCGCGTAACATGGCCATTATCTGGTAGTAGCGAGATGTTTTCGATTATTATCCAAGTTCTTGGTTTGATGCCGTCTGGTTGGTATCTAACTTTTGTCTTGAATTGTCTTGTTAATGCTTGTCTCATGCGAATTGGTTGGATTTTTCTTGTCAGTGCACCGTTTAATGACCTTTACTATTTTAGGGAATTTGTGCGCGACAAGTATGCTGGTGATGATAATGCTCTCGCTGTGGCTGATCGATTTATTGATGAGTTTAATAACTTAACTCTTGCCCAGTTTTTAGCAACGTATGATCAAGTGTATACTCCCTCCTCTAAATCAGGTGAGTTGGTCGCTTTTCAATCGATTTACGATTTTGCTTTTCTTAAGACCAAGACTGGTGTGGCCTATGAACGATATGTGCCGCTTTTTGACATGGATGCTAACATGGACACCCTCAATTATGTTCGTGTTTGCGATGATATGTCAAAAGCGTGTGAGGACAATTGCAATGATGTTCTTCGTAATCTCTTCTTTTATGGCAAGGAGAAATTTTCTGAAGTTCGGAGTAAGATTTTGAGCCATAAGCCATCGTATAACATGATTGGCTATCACTCTTTGGAATCGGCCTATCTTGGCTATGGTTCTATTCCTGACCCGTACGGCAGTTTCGGCTATACCCGCCGCGCTGTACGAGACCCCAACGCCTTTTACCGGGCGCTTGAGCGCACTATCGCATCCGCCGAAAAATCTTTCGAGACAATCGGCTCATGCGTTGGGCAATCATTATGAATCCAATAAGTGTTCAAGGAGTTGCTGCCCTTAATGCAGCACAGTTGGTGGCCGACTGTAAAATGGCCAAAACGACCGCTGAATGGAATGAGACTAATACTATTGATGAGCATATCTACTCTCAAAAAGTGTTGGCCTCAATTAAGTGTACCCTTAATGAAATTATGCAAGCCTGTGGTGTCATTCGTGATGCCTCGGAGCGTTTTGTGTTTCTGGAGAGGAAGTGGGCGTTTGCCGTTGAGCCGGCCCAGCAGAAATGCAGGGACAACGAGCTTAATTCTGTGGCTTTGAAGATTGGTCGTCGTGAAAACGAGATCATTACTCTTTTGGACGAGCTTGATCAATTGTTCGAAGAGTTGGACGACTATGTTAAGCAGCATAAGTACCCAGTATCAGCACAACAACAACGCGAGATACTGGAGAAAGAGCATGCGATGAAGTCACCCGAGGAGGCACAGATTTATGTGCAGATGGTCGGTCGTCGTGATCGTCTGCGCGAGGCAACTGCCGAGTTTGAACGCGTTGCAGCTGAACAACGAGCTGAGCGTGAGGTCGAACATGAAGCAGGTGGTGATGGGCTCAGTAAGACCGAACCCGTTGCCAGCGATGCGGCCGCACCTGCGGCTGCAGTTGGACAAGAAGCCACACTTGATGACTCAACACCAAAAGTTACAAGCAAGGTTGGAGTACATTTGGCTGAACAGCAGCAGACTGTTGTTCGAAAGGCTGTTGATGGCAACGTCAGGACATCGATAAGTCGTGCGCAAGCACACTTGAATGAGTCCGATTGGGACCTAGACGCAATGCTGAAGAGATTTAATCTAGTCAGCGCGTTCCAGTGGTCCCTTACTGACGCTGTTCTTACCGAGTTGCCTATCGTCGGCACTACACCGTGCGACGTTCCTGCAGATCTTCTGCAGAACAACTTGGTTATGACACCTTTCTTGCGATTTCAATGGTGGCGATGCAAATCGATCACTGTTCGCTTTCAGCTTGTGGCGTCCCGTTTTCATCAAGGACGTCTTGGAGTGTACTTTTATCCATCGATGGTGCCGAAAGGTAACGTCACGTTTGGATATCTTGGTCCGACTCGCTGGACTCAACTCCAGCATGCTTTTCTCGATCCGGCAAATGGCACAGTCATTGATTTCGAGATTCCGTTTCGATTTCATAAGGGATGGATTGATCTTGTTTTTGGTGATTCTCTTGGACAAATCCATGTCCAGGTTTTGAATCAGCTTCAGGCTGCTACTGGCGCTTCTACGTCCGTTGAGGTCAAAGTGTTTGTATCGTTCAACGAGTCACACTTTCGAACTCCGAGACCAGGAGGCGACAGTTTCAAATCTGTCATGGAGCGCGAGGCCAAAAAGATGGGCTATACGCTTGTCAAGACGGTCAAGGAAGTGGGAGGTTTCGAAGGCATTGGTGCAAGCGTAGGCAAAGAGTTGGACTCGCTGGTTGAGGATATCCTCCCGGCTGAAGTCACTGGAGCCATCGCGGGCATTGCCCTTGATAAACCAGCGGTGACAGAATATCCGCCACCGCTAGTCCACAAAGACGCGCAGTATATGTCTGCAAATCGAGGCATTGAGAATTTGGAGAGAATGACGCTTGAGCCTTCTGCCCAGTATATTACGGCAGATCAGTTCGGCGATTCGATGGATGAGATGGATATGACGTATTTGCTAAAGAAGCGTGTTTACCTTACACGCTTTAACTGGGCCGCAACACAAACTGTTGGCACAGTTCTTTGGTCGAACATCAATTCCCCGTCGCATTATATGGGCGCTACAGTTGGCTCATTTGATCCGACAATTATAGGTGCACTCGCTGATTTGTTTACATATTGGCGAGGTCGCATCGTTCTCATTTTTCAAGTCGTCGGAACGGCATTTCATGAAGGTCGTCTCGATTTTTGTAATCATCCGGCGGTTACAACACCGCCTACGGACTACGCTGCTGCGCTCTCGCAGTACGTCAATTCTCAGACTATTCGTAATACCAACAATACCGTTGAAGTGGCGATTCCTTTTCATTCGGATACGCCATGGAAACGTTGTTGGAATGGCGAGAACCTCGTGGATACGATCTCCGATTCCGGAATTCGATCTATGGATTATGTTACAGGATGCGTTTCAGTACGCGTTTCTGTTCCGCTTAAGAATCCGAACAACGTGGCGAACAACGTCGACGTGAATGTGTTTGTGGCTTGCGGAGATGACTTTGAGTTCCACACCATGTCAATTTGGGGTGGTCGCTACAAGGTCGCGAATCCAGGTAGGGGCTTGGTTACCAAAGCTCGTGCCAAACAAGATCGAGAGAAGAAGTCGAAGAAAGTGCTTATGGCGCAAGCTGTAGAGCATGAGGCTGGTCAGAAGACTGACGGAAAGAGTGCGGCGAAAGGAGAGACGAAAGTCTCTGGCGTTGCAACAGGTAGCGGGGATTTGAATACCGATACTAAGGACGATGTTGGAATTATTCCACTTGGTGTTGATGAGTGTTATACTTATGATCCGCCAGTACATCATTTTGGCGAAAATTATAAGAGTTTGCGTGAGTTGTGTAAGCGTTACCAAACATCGCTTTTCAACCAGCATTCACTCACGACTCAAGATACTGGTGGCTCATTTTTGCTCGATCCGGCTAGTACAACAGGCCTCATCGGACATCTTGCCAACTGGTATCGTCTTTTTCGTGGTCCTATGAATTTCAAGATACAGATGAATACTCAGTCTGTTTCTGGAGGCAATCGATACATGTCAACTTGTACTGGATTCTGCACGACCAATGTGCAACCACCAGCTTTTTCGTCGAGCGATCTAACAACTTTGAAAGGTTATATGGGCTTTGGCAATAGTCATTACCCACAGAACGTTCCAAAGGTTCGCTTTTCGGACACACAAGTCGGCGAGTTTCAGATACCTTTTCAGAGCATTTACCATTCGCTCTTGATTTATCAGGGAACCGATAATATCCCCGAGTACTATGCTAATGAGTTTGCGCAGTACGAGATTGATTACAATATTTCTCAGATGTTTGGTACCGATACCACCAAGCAGGCCTGGGTTACATTGTGCTATGCATTTGGAGACGAGACAAGATATGGCGTGTTTCTTGGAGTTCCTCAATATGAGTTGAATACCGTGCACTACCCAAATCCCGGATCATAAATGGATAACTAACTACTCAGATTTATTACTTTAGAGCATAACAAAAGTAAGATCCCGTTCGAGAGTAGGAAACTCTCGCTGTTTTGGACGTTCAGATAAAACGCCCCTAAAATCGCGTAGATTAGAAGGAAATCAAAGTTCCTCGTCTGCCCGTGGCTGCCTAGAATTTGTAGGCGGCTTAATAATTTAACATGTGTGAGAACAACTAGTGACTCTTCTTAGCGGAGGAGGCTCACACAGACTTTTCAATTAATTTAGACACTTGAACAAAGTAAGTAAGAAATGATTGTTGCTCGGCTGGTTGTGCGCCCCACGTGAGTGCGCCGGCTGGCCTGAAGCATGCTTTTCCCTTTAATTGTTTGGGTCTCTTTTAGTTTTTAGTTAGATAATAG